GTATCTAAAGTTCCTATTGTATCAAATGATCTAAATGGAATTTCAATACCATTAATTACTAAATTTTGTGTTTTCAATACTAAAGCATTTACTTCAACAATCCGTTTCTTAAATCCTAATCTAGTACCAGTTTGAATTTTAATGTCAGCTGGCATGGTTTTAACGCTAATGCTAATAGGCAATCCTACTTCATAGTCGGTAGCAGATGCTCTGCTAAATGTTACAGTACCACCCCCTGGAACTGTTTGGTTAGCTTGCACAATATCGTCAAGCAATATATTAACAGATTTTCCAACTAAATGAGGTATTGACACTGTATTAGCCGCTCCGCCAGTAACAGCACTATCAGTCAATAAATTATCATCAAGCCGCTCTACATAGTATTGGTCTACACCACTAATCGTACGCTTAACAACACTATAAATTGTTTGGATATCTACCCCAATGTCTACAAAAGATCCAACAGTTGTCCATTTAGATGCTGCAATAATGTTTTCAGACCTCAATAGCGAATATGCTGCTATAGTGCCATCATCAGAATTAACTACCATAAGCAAATCATTTTCATCAGTATTAACTGATTTACGCAATGCCATTGTTTTAGGATTGTTTAATAAATGTCCTGATAATAGAGATATTTTATTAGTTAAGTAAGTGAGTTGTGTATCAGAAAAAGCAAATTCATTAAGTGCTTTGCCTTGTCTTTGAATAAATAATGTTCCTGATTCTAATGGCTGAATACGTACACCAGCTTTACTACCATGTCGGCTTACAGTTTTAACAAAGAAATTAGTTGGCGTAATAGGTTCTGTAGTTGATTGTTGTACAAAAAACTCACCACCAGTAGTAAATATTTGTAGATCTCGTCCAGAGATCATGTCTGTAATAGCATTAAATGTATTAGTATCTAATGTTGCTTCTACAGAGTCATCATCTAAACCTTCTGTTCCTTCAAAGTCTAAGAATATTCCTACTTTAGAACCCCATATTGTTGATGGTCTAGCCCTAGATCCACCAAGATATAAGCGTCCTTCGTGGAATGTTGCTGTTCTTGGATATCCACGTGTACTTGACCATACAGTTTCATATCCAGATTCATATTCCCAATCACCAGAATTAACTGCGTTTGTGTTAAAAAAAGGAAAGTCTGTAATAGCATCTACTACTGTAGTGCTAGTATATCTAACAATCTTAGCTCTACCTTGCGGAGATACATTAATATACTGACCAACACTTCCAGAAGAAAATACGGCAGAAGATGCGGTAATAGTAATTTTTCCTGAAATAGCAGATGGGGTAATAGTTCCAGCTGGATTGCTATACGCAATAGTAAATGGATATTTAGGAGAGCTATCAAATGTAATTGCTGTTGCTGTCCATGAAGAATCATTAGCCCCACGAACAATTTTAACTGGAGGCAAATCTTCTTGTACAAGAATTAATGTGTCTGCTGATTGAGTCCAGCACATTTTAGATACAATGGTTCCAGTTAAACTAACTCCAGATGTATCTAGGTAAGAATTGCCACTTCCATTAATGTTTGTAATTAACGATCCACCTTTATAAATATACATTTGGTTGTTCATAAAGCACAACATATAACTATCAGATGTTGAAAATTCAAAAGGAACAAGTCTAACGCCAAGGTCTGCTGAGTTATATATTCTATAGACAGATGTGTTATTTGGAGTTGTTGTCCATGCAGTTGATACAGTAGCTACTTTAGTAGCGCCAACATATGATGTAATTTGTCTTGTTTGTCCAGAACCAGTGCCGCTAGTTATTGTGATATACATGTAACTATAAAAACTATTAGATGCGCTTGCTGCTGCTGCTAATGTAATTGTGCTTGCTGCACCAGTTTGTGCTGTTCCTGTTGCAAATGTGTCAGATATTGAAGGTAAAGAATTAATATAACGCAAGCCTTTACGTCTTGTGATGCCACCCTGTGGCTGACATATAACATTTGTAGCTTCTGACAAAGCATTGTCATATGCTTTTAAATCAACACGCGCTCTTAATAAAGGATCAATTTCACCCGTAGTAAAGTTTGTTTGTACTGTAACAAAGCGAGCCATTAGTACCTCACATTAATTAATGAGAAGTCATTAATAGCGTTTACTGGCTGTCCTTGTCCGTCAATATTCATAGCTTGTCTCATGTAACCTCCACGGCCATTTTCACCTGGAGTTCCTACTGCTACACTTTGCCAATATTGAGCTTTTTCTGTTTGGTCTGTAATTGGTAATGCAAAATGCCATGCCATCATATATTTCATAAGTTGAACAAAATACTTAGGCATAACAGATTCTGGTACTGCGTATTGATAATCGGCGTAAATAATTTCTTGATTTGTTATTAATTGATCACCCATAATTTGGTAATCATTAATGATTGGCGCATTGTATGCGACTGAGTTTGTGACTGCATGTGGAGATCCTAAGCGATCCGATGGTAATTGGTATGCATATTTATACTCATTGACAGGAGCATCTATTAATTGAGCTAATTGAGATTTTTTCATGGAAAATGACCATGGATATACAGTTAATGCTTGATCTCTTATATCGTGATATAAACGATCAGCAATACTAGCTTCATCTGTACCTTCTGTAAATGAAGCAATAGGTTTTGCACCTAGCATTAATAATGCATCAGAACAAATTGATAATGCTGAATCTCCAGAAGCCATACTCTATCTCCAAATGTAAGAATAAGGCGAGTGCAAAACACCCGCCCTACCCAAGTTACTTACTACAATACAGACTATTAATCTGTATCTGTTGCTGTTACTGTTAAGCCATCAGATACGTCTACAACGCCAGCAGATGTATTTGATAATACATATACAATGCTCATTGTAGGAGTTGCTGAATCGTAAACAAAAATAATGTCGCCCACTTTTAAAAGTGAAGAAGCACTATCAAAGTAAGAAGTTGTATTTACTGTAGCGATTGAATCAGCACTAGTATATGTCCAAATTTGCGGAGCATTACCAGCTTTTGATTGACCGCCAGCAGCGTTTAAACCAGTTGATGAATAAGCCATTTAGTATCTCCTTAAATTAAGATTCACGGCATGTGAGTTGAACAATACCCTCAGCATCGATAGCAGTTGCAGTCGCAGAGAATACAGCATTCACAAGGAATGAAGTTTTTTCTGGAATGTAATTGATTTCTGTGCGAGGAGCTATACCTTCTGCGTAGCCAACAGAGTCTTTATGGAATGCAAAAACTTTGCGATCTAAAGAACCATCAATTGGTAAACCACCTTCTGAGCGATCACCCAATAAATGGAATGTAAAGCCTAAGAAAGTATTTAATTCACCAGCTACGAGAGCTTTAACTGTATTAAAGTCAGAAGAAGTTACTGCTGTTTCTGAAAGTAATGAAGCCAAACTGTTACCATGAAGAACAATGTGACGACCTTCTGGTGGTACGTTGTTTTTGTCTAATAGACGTTTAGCTTCACGTAGTTTTGCTACGCTTAAGTTAGTGTCTGAACCACCGATATCGTTAGACACTGTTAATGATGTTGATGAGTTTACAAGCGCATCAATAATCATTTGATCTTGTCTACGACCGATAGCGTTAGATACTAATTGTACTAACTCTTGTCTTTCGTCAAAGTTTACTTTTTGTTGCATAAAGATGTCAGAATATTCTGCTGCATTCCAGTCTGCTAAAGTAGCAGTTACTTGACTCCAGCCAGCATTCAATGGTGATACATCTGTTTGTGGGATTCTTAAAGTAGCAACGCCTTTGCCTACTTTAGGAAATTTTACTACTGAGCCTTCAACACCGCGTCTTTGTCTAACAGCACCAACTAATTTTGCCTTACCTTGGTAAGCCTGTTTAACTTCGGCATCAAAGAGCGTTACAAAAGCGCTTGATAATCCAATAGCCATGTTATTCTCCTAGAATTGATAAAAATAAAGTTTATCGCTTTGGTTAGCCAGAAAAACCTGGGCCAGTGCTTGCTATTTACGATAGCCAAACGACAAGACGACTTGCGTGAAGGGTTGCGAATGCAATGAGCCTTGGACAATTTTTAGCATATTACGCAATATAATGCAAGCTAT